TACTAACAGTTGATAATCCTGTAATTACAACATTACCAAAAACGTTTATTACTTCTTTAACAAATGCATGATTTAAATAATAATTAATATCATTTGTTGTATATATATGTTCTTCCGGAAGATCTCTAATTAAAGTACTATCAACATTTATACTACTGTTATCAACAACTAGAGTAGTGTCTTGTATATTGTAAACTTCACCTTTAACATAACATCTACCTTTAGATATACGTACTTCATATTTATTTAAAGGATTATCTGCATGTCTTAAAGTTGAAACTCTTAATCCTTCAGCAATAAAATCTCCTGATGAATCATAGGTTCTCTGATTCATCTGTGTATTTATTTTATTAAACAAAGGTTTAGATTTAAATGGGCCATAAGTATTTCTTTCTTTTATTTTAATAATAGAAACTATGGTCTTATGTTCCAATAATATTTCGGTAAAATCTTCTTCTTTGACAATTCCAACTGAAGCAACATATTTTAATCTATGACCACCTGGGTCTCCAAAACTTTCATAATTTTCAGCAGGATTATATAAAGAAGTATCATCAGATGAAGTTACAATAACTGGTAATATATCTGCAAAAACTATTGAAACCTCTTCTGGTACTTGTGAATGTGTCCATTGTGTTTCTGGTATTTTAACTATGACACCATTAACATAAACTTCACCTTCATATAAAGTGCAAATTTTATTAACATTATCATTAACAAAATTACACCCTGAAACAATAGAACCATCTTCAATAATTAAATCTGTTATTTTTCTTGCATTACCTCTTATTAAACCTTGTGCTACGTTTAATTCTCTATTTTGTAGTCTTTGACCATCAACAGCCAGATATTGAATATAGTTTTTATTTAATTCTTCTGTTGTTGTATCATAATATGGTGCTACTGATAGATCGTATTTTATTTCCATTTTATTATTTCAGCACCTTTTCCCTAAAATTCGAGTACATATGCCAGAATTTCTTTGATTTCTGTACTTTTATAGTATGATTCTTTATTATGCACTAATTCTAATATACCATCGTATTTTCTGGGTCCACTCGATAATTGAACCATTGTACTAGGTGAGTAATATTCCAATGATGGATCTATTCCATTCATTAATCTTAAATAGCTATAGATACCAAATTGTCTAATGACATTAGGTATATTATAATTTGTTTTAATTTCAAAGTCTACATAAACCCATCTAGATTTATTTGTTATAACATTTTTAAAATACTCATCATCATTTGCACCTTGATCAACTTTAGACCACATGTGATCGCCTGAATTCAAAGATGTTCCTACACTTATATTTCCATCAACATCATCTTTAACCATATACATATTTCTATATCTGATAAATGCTTGTATATCAGTTAAATCATAAGTATTTAAACTAGGTAGTGGTACAGAATTTACCCATTCATTACTATCACCACTTGCAACAGCTAAATATAATCCTGTTCCTAAACTATTACCTCTACGATTATCTAAATAAAACTTAAAAGCTTTATTACATCTAGCAACATAAGGACTTGCCGCTATCGATGTTTCGTCTAAATATGCCATTTTTTATTTAACCTACCTCCACAAAATATTTATCTTTTAATCAACTTTAAAATACAAAGTAACTCTGATATAACCATTACCGCCTTTGCCATACACATAATCTAAATTTTCATCAATAGTTGGTATAGCAAAACATCCTCCAGAACCAATACTGTTATTTGAATATTTATATCCTAAACCAATATCATAAGAAGATGATCCAGCAGTACAATAATTATGTGTTGTTACGCCATTTTCTAATGTGTTAGTTAAATGTATAATATTTCCACTGTCATTATTAAATGAATTATATACTGATATTAACTTGTCTGTGTTTATCCAATTATTAGGTAAAGAATAAATTTCTGCACCATGATATGTATTATTATAATCTAAACCACCATTAAATTTTATGCTAGTTGGGTCAAAATCAATAGGGGCTTTACCACCTAAAGCTGTTTCTCTGAATAATTCATCATATGTAATTGAATGTACTATTCTAACAATTGAATTTTCCCCGTTATTATTTATTATTCCACCAAGGCCGGCATGTCCTATTAATACATAATTATAATCTAAATCTAAATCTAAACTTTCTTGATCTATATAATAAGTAGTTTTAACTACTTCTCCGGCCCCTCCACCAACCGATATATTATAAATATCTGATGATGTTGATGACAGATTTATTAAATCAGATGACCCGCCTCCGGCTCCTACTATTAATATTTCGACAGCTACTGTTTTGTTAGGTATAGCTAGATTCATATATAATCCATCTTTTATACTATCATTAGTTTCATATATAACATTACCAGTAACCTGAACATATTGTAAAGGATTTCTGAAACCAGTATAATTATTATATTCTGATTCAGCAAATAAATTTATATCATTCATTCTATATAAAGAATCGTTAGTATCAATAATAAAAGTCTTACCTAACATTACAATATTCATATGACCTTTATTGTGATATTGTATTCCACTATAATACTGAATTTTATTTTCGTCTGTTTGTGTATTTTCAAAATCAGATAATATATCAGAATAAATATAATAATCTATGTATTTTTTCCGGTATTCGTCTAAAAAGTTAAATAAATCATAGTCATCTTTATCTGTAGCTGTTTTGTCATGAAAACTATAATATAAACCAGTAGTACCTTCAATTAACAATTTCCAACCTGCTGGTATTACTAATTTTATTATTTCTTTAACTTCATTGGACATATTCTTTGTTTGCACTACTATAATACCATTACTATAGTAATCTCTACTAGTTAAACAATCACCATTAATCATATTATAATAATTTTTAACTATAATATCATCATTTATATAATATATTGCGTTTTTTGTTAATAATCCTTTTATATAATTAACATTATTAACTGTTTTAAAACTATATAAGACATTGATACCAGTAATATCTGAAATTATAACGTTATTATTAGTTCCTATAATCATATAGTTTCTTGATTTAAATCTACACACATCAAAACTATTTATAGGTATATCATTTCTAAGCGTAATATTATTATAATATTCACTATCAAATTTAATTAATTCTCTATTATTAATAACTATATATATATTATTTGAGTTATCATATTTAATTGCAGTTATATTATCACTTAAATCATAACTATATATATATTCATGTAATTCATTTATAGTGTTATTTTCATTGTTGCAATTATATATTTTTAATATTGTATTTGATTTTATAAGAGGTGTTTCTTCTGCTATAATATTAACATACATAAAATTATTATTACATGTAATACTTTTAATATTAATCTTATTTAAATTATCAATATTATAACTTACTTCACCATTAATATTAATTAGTTCCCCAGTAATATCATTTATTTTAATAATAGAATCATTGACAGTATCTTCATTAATAGCAAGATAAATATTATTATTACTGTCTAAATCAAAACATTTAATATTAAACCAATTCTTTTCATATTTAATATTACCTTTAACATCTAAACTATAAAAATAAGATATATTATTAATTATATCTCTAGCTTGTATATAAATTATATCTTTTTCAACAGCTATTAATTTAATATTAATATCTTCTATTTTATAATTATTAAAGCTGATATTAAATATTTTATTACCATCTTTATCTATTTTATATAATTCGTTATCATTAATAGCATATACATTATAACTACTATCAATAACAATTTTCTTTGTGTTGTTTAATTTATATCTCCATCGTGTGTATATATCAAATCCACCATTAAGGTGAGATTTATTTAATGTAAATATGTTTCTATATGGTTCATAAATGTTAATTGTCGGATCTAAACGATATAATCCAAAATGAAATGAAAACTTAGTACCTTTACGTTTATAAACATCTAATATATTAATTAAAATATCTCTTTGTAAATCAACTGGTAGTCTAGTATTCCATTTATAACCTAAAATATAAGCAAAATAAGGTAAATATTCGTTTTTTATATTGTAAATGTCGGTAAAAGTTAATATTTCTCTGATACTATCTGATATAACATCAAATATTTCAACATCTACACAATTTAAAAATTCTTCTAATACTTTAACCTCACCAGTAACATTATAATCTGTTGTGGTATCACTATTTCTGGTATATTCAGGTAGTATATTATATAAGAATGACATTTAATTAGACCTCAACATTAATTGTTATCGTACCACAATCAGCTATTTCCCAAGGTAATATATTAAAGGTGTCTGTTGTGTAATCAAAAGATGTACCATCAGCTAATGTTGAATCCACTGAAGGACTAATATTAATAGTTTTCTTATTAATTCCTTTAACATAATAATCCAAAACTTTAACGTTATGTGGATCTGTTTTTTTAGTTACATCAATATAGTATTGAACATTTGAAGGAACTTTAACTTTACCAATATCTGTCCAATTGATTATACTATTATTTGTTATTGTGTAATCCAATCCTTCTGTTAATATCATATTAGCATTTAAATATACTTTATTTATTTTAACTAATGTATCAATCGCAATATAATTTTCAAGATAATCAACACCACCACTACTTCTAAACACTGATAATGTAGTATCATTATATATGGCGGATTCATATCTTAATAATTTTGCACCAACACCAAATCTAGGGTAAGATGTTAACTCTAATACACTAGACCCCATAACAGCCGTTGAACTTAAAATAGGAATAAATTTTTTATACATAACTACTATATCAGTATTATTATCAATATTGTTTTCTAAACCTCTATCTAGATACAAACTATCTCCTACTCTAAATAATATCTGATATGTCTTTGTTTTATCATCACCAAAATAAATAGTTGTATAATTTATATTTGATAATAAATTTGTTCTTTTTTCTATACTGCTATTAATAAGAGTATCGCCTTGTATTGTTATCATTTTTTCCCCAAAATTATAAGAACCTTTTGTTTTTAATATTGGATAAACCCAACAATTAGCCGCTATATTCATTTCATCGGTTATTATAATATCAGAATTATCACTTAGAGATGATAAAGTACATGTACCTTCATTATCCATAGTTTTAATTTTAGCAGTTAAAGCACTTATACCATCTATATTCATTATATTAATAGTAGAACCTTCGTTTAATACCGACATAGTATCTCTTATTTTTATTGTATTACTACCAATTACTGGGGTTTCTAAAACATATATATATCTTTGTTCTGATATATCAATATTTTCAATTGATAATACTCCTGGAACATCAGCAACTAAACCATAAATATCTTGTTTAGTTACAGCTTCACCTAATTCTCTATTTTCCCAATGTAAATATTTACTTATATTAGTTCTTATTTTATTCATAACTGTAGACGCATTTGTTGTAGGTGATATTTTAACGTTAACTGTTGTATTCAAAGTAATATAACTTGGATCTATTATATCAACTTGCGTAGCACATACTTTTTTATCATCAAATATTTTTAATATATCTTTTTTAAATGCTTCACTAGGATAACCACCTGATGATGGAGTATCAGGTATAACACAAATCTTAACTCCAAATATTCCAATTTCAGACATCATTTCGTTATCAAGTATTTTAACCTTATTAACTCCATTTATCATTAAAGCTGTATCTTCATAATCTTCTTTAGTGACACATCTTTTTTGTGTCTTATAAACAGTTGGAGTATTTTTCTTTATTTCATCTAAAGACTCAGCCTCAGAAGCACCATTAGCATATTCATCATTTGTTACATTTATACCATTGATGATAGCATTTGTTGAATCATATATAACATCATTTATAATATTAATTGTATAAGGATTAACATTATGTGTTATATCTGCACCAGTAATATAAGTAACATCAATTTTCAAATTTTTAGCTGGATTTTTACCATAAACACCATCACCAAATTTTATAAACGCATAATAATCGCTGTCATAATCTACTGTATAATACATAGCTTCATTATTTTGTTCATCAATAAATTCAACATATTCATACTCAACATCATCAACAAAAACAGATTCAATTTTATTAACGTTATTATTAATTAGTTTGTATTTGTATCCAGCTATTCCGTTTGATATAAAAGTATCAGTATTAATGTTACCTGATTTCGCTGGTACTGTAACATATAATTCATCACTATATAATACAGCATTTTCGGTTGTATAAAAATTAATATCACCAGTTGAACATCTAGTGTATTTAGGTATTAATATATTATTTATATGTGTATTTTCTAAATAAAATTTAAGTGTAACCGATGATTGTGTGGCTGGGGATGGTTTATATCCCATAGATTTAGCATGATTATATACTGCTGTTCTAGTTTTAGCTGTAGGTAGAAAACATTCATTAACACTCATATTATTATAGTAGAACATTAAAGTAGCTTCATATGCAAAAGCTTCTAATAACTCAACTCCAAAGTTACTAGCAAGAAAATCCTTCCATTTATCAGGTAAATTAGTTTTTATTCTATTAGTTAAACCTTCCATTATTTCTTCAAAGTCAATTGGTAATTTTTCTATATTTCTTAAATCTAGATTAGACATCGTTTAAACTAGTCCCCTTATCTAATAGTGAAATTGAATGTATCACTTATTTGTTTATTTTTCAAATTATAACTTATTGATATATAAATAGTGTGTTCATCTATATTTGGATTAAAATCTATATTAGTTATATTAATTCTTGGTTCTTGTTCACTTAACGTGTCTAATATATTTTCTCTTATATCTTCTAACAAAAAACTATCTAAAGGTTCGAACAACATTCTTTTTAAACTAGCACCAAATCTAGGTTGCATAACTCTTTCGCCTCTAGATGTCCCAATTATTCTTTCTATACTCGCTCTTATTAAGTCTCTAATATCAATAGTATCTGTTATTCCTGCAACATAAGTATCGCCATTATTGATTGGCATAGGACCGGAATAACCCACAGCTTCTAATTTTTTAGGGTATGTGTATTCATATGGATAACTCATTTAATCAAATCCTTTTTAATTAACAAATACATTATCGCTTCCTGAAACATGATTACCAGATTGACCACAGTTTTGACATATAGTTGTGTCGGTTATTCTTGTTTTAGGTTTATCATTAACAAATACATTAGATGAACCTTCTGTTGATTCAAAAGTTCCACCATGAGGGCAATTTGTTGGTCCAGTATCACCTAATCTATGACATTTCAAATCATTTATAAATACATTTGGACTACCTGTTGCATTGGTACCACTTCTACTGTGAGAACAACAATCTTCCCCGATATCACAGACCCCAACAGTTCTATCGCTTATTCTAGTTGAAGCTGGCATAAATAATCACCTTCATATAATTAAGTTCTTAAACTGATTCTGTTTTTGGATATAAATTATCGGCTGGATTAGAACCTGAATATTTCGAACTAGCTAATTCCATATGCATACCTTCGTCTTGACCATTCCAACTGCTTAATGGGCAACAGATACCGTGTTTCCCCAAAACATAATAAACAGTTTCTAAATCATAACATTCTAATCTTTTATAACCCCAATCAAATGCTACACCAAATTTATGTCTTGATTTTGTCGCACCATAAGTAACAGTACTTGATCTAAATCCATCAGTAAATATAAAACCTGCATAAGCTTCTGGATATGACATCTGTAATTCATCTAAAGCATTTTCTAATCTAGTTGCTAATTCATCAGTAAAATACAGATTATTACCATTAGCTTTATCTGTATGTCTAGACATTTTTCTGCAATTTTTAAGATAATTTTGCAGAGTAGAATCATTCATTGATAATCTATTTGACATTCCCCACTGTCTCATTACGGAACTAGAAACAGATTGACATTCTTTAGTAGTACCGCCACCAGCACTAGAACCTGAATT